CTTGGCTCATGTTGAATGTGGTTTGCCAATCTTTCCGGGACAGATTCATAATACCATAATTGAAGAATTCTATTATAATCCGGGAAGTACTGGAAATCATTTTGATCAAGTTCGAAACCCCATTTATACAGTGCTGATTTTTTCGTAGCGCAAACTGCTTTAAAGGCTTCATTGTAGATTGAATTTCTACTAAAATCTCCTGATCGTTCTTTTGAAAATTCCCATACTTTCTTTGCAAGATCATAAAACTTCTTATCTCCTCCAGCATCATAAGCCAATCCAATCAACTTGGTACACATAGTTGCCCAAGTAAAATCTTCCTTAGCAGTTCCCATCATCTTACCTATGAGAACTCGGTAGTTTCTGTAAATATGATCACTACCTTCCATTAAATGACGTTGTAAGAAATTCGGGCCTATAGGGACCCCTTCTTCATTTGGTTTACTATAGATTGTATCATAAGTCTCCACATCCTTAAATGATTGATGGTGATACTTGTTGGCATAATCCATGTATCCTTGAGCAGAATAATTTTTCCCATCACCAATAATTGTATAGTCATTATCACCTTGAATGGCTTTAAACCAATTATCTTTCAAATTTGAAGCACCAGTAGAAATTAGATAACTGTACCATATAAGAATTAAGTGAACTGTATTTGAATGACTAGTGTTATAATCACCACTAAAGAGTGTACCAATTACCAATCTCATGGATGCACCCCAATTAATGTAGTGATGAGTAGACATAAGAATTAACCATTTCATAAAGCACCATGAAATAAATCTATTCCTTTCAGTTCCACCCACGTAGCGCCATGCTAACAATAAATAAGCTATAATAGCGTAAGCAGGAAAATTATTATCTTTATTGGAGACATCAGAAGTAGTGACAGTATACTTACCTACAGCTGCTTTAGCAACATTATTTCTCCATCTTTTATTTCCCTTATAACCCCACACATGAGCAACATAATTACATCCAAGATTAGATGTGTGTTCGTGAAAAGGCTTACACAAGTTCATAGCAATCATTTGTAGCAACAAGTTTACAATGAAAAAAATGCGAACTTTATCATATTTTCCATCGGAGCGAAGCTCTTTCTTTATATCTTGTTTGTTTATACTGATGCCTAGATCATCAATACATTCTTGAGGCATAAACTTACCATCCCAACCACCATTTGGGTATAACCTGTCGTACACACGACCGATTTGTTCTGACATGTCATGTACCATAGTTTGACACCAGTCCTTTGTGTATACCTTCTTCATAACTGGGAAAGTATCTATATTGTTAAATTGATAACCAGGATATCCAGAACTCTTTGATTCGTCAACTGGGAGTTTAGATAATGTGGAGACTAACCAGTCAATCTCTACTTGCTCTAAACCTTTCATATCATTTTCAACAAAATATTTTAAAGCATCTCCAAAGTGTGGATCAGTACATGTTTGTTTGTCTAGGGGTAAGTTAATTTTAGAAAGTGCTGAAATATAACCAGCAAGATTAGCCGCTGTAACAACGTTTTTTTTTTTGATTTCGTCAATATCTAGTTTGAATCCATAAATAGATTCAAAAACTTCACTTATCTTTTTCATTACTTCAAAGAAAATAGTATTTTCAACCATAGCAACAGGAATATTAGTAGTTATTTGAGGCTGGGGAACAATCTTAACATCATACATATTAGTTGTACCACCTTGAGCAACAAGACTCATCATACTTTGAACCAACGTTTTAAAGTACTTACCTTTATTAATTTCATGGTCTTGGATGCGTTGAACTACAGTATCACCATTATCAGCTTGTCTATAAAAATTCCAATGAAATGCTACATAAACCATAGCACACACCTGGCTTAAGAGAACATGCTCAGCCATCTTAGGATAGGCCAAAAGCTGGGCAACCTGAAAATATTCATCTTGAAGCATCTTACGTTGAATAGATTTTTCCTCAGGAGTACCTACAATTGATTTTATTCTTTTCTCATACTCTGTGAAGTTAAGTTTTGGGTCCTTGGGTCGTAAGTAGAAAACTCTAACTACTTTCTTATCTAGATCATAACTAAATTTAAATGTGAACAAAACCTTTTCCAGGTCTACTTCAAGTATGCGCTTCATGTCACGCGCTAGTTTGCGCAAGCAACCCGTCTTTCCCAGTATCTCGGAATCCGTGGACTTTACTTGAAGGACGTACGAACGTGTTATCCTGTTTATGTTTTCAAACACTCCTAAATATAAATAACAAAACTACAAGTGTCCTTCTCTGCCAACTAAGGTACGG